GAAAACTAAAGACAATAGACGCCAGCGTAGGACAGTTTCAGAGAAACGTAGGTAATTATAGCCAGGCTTTTAGTAAGCTAGGCGGGGTTTTTAAGAATATTCGTAATGTAGTCGGACAGCTAGGCGTAGCTTTAGGCGGAATAGCTATAGCTAGAGGTGCTTTTGAAACTATAAAAGAATTTGACCAATCTACGGCTAACTTGTCGGCAATACTTGGGAAGACAAAAGACGAAATTCCAGGGTTAATAAATCAAGCGAAATTACTAGGTAGTACAACATCATTCACAGCTACTCAGGTTGCTGAACTTCAAACAGAATTAGCGAAATTAGGCTTTACAACTGTTGAGATTGAACAATCAGCGGAGGCTGTTCTGAAATTAGCTAAAGCAACAGGTGCTGATTTAGGTGCTGCTGCTGCATTAACTGGGTCTGCATTAAGAGCGTTTAATTTAGATGCTTCTGAGTCTGGTAGGGTTGCAGCTGTTCTAGGTGTCGCAACTACAAAAACCGCCTTAGATTTTCAGAAACTTGAAACAGGGCTTTCAACTGTTGCCCCCGTTGCTGCTGCGTTTGGATTCTCTATTGAAGAAACAACTGCTTTATTAGGGCAACTTTCAAACGCTGGCTTTGATGCTTCGAGTAGTGCAACTGCGACTAGAAATATTCTATTAAATTTAGCTGATGCAAACGGAAGCCTAGCAAAAGCACTAGGAAGACCAGTAACAAATGCGAAAGAATTAGCGGAAGGATTGCAAGAATTAGACGCTAAAGGAATTGATTTGGCTAAATCCCTAGAGTTGACAGATAACAGGTCTGTGGCTGCTTTTCGAACGTTCTTAAAAGGTGCCGAGACTTTAAATCCTTTAGTTGATTCATTGACGGATGTTGAAGATGCGTTAACAAAAATTGCGGACACTCAGGACGACACTTTACAGGGGTCACTAGATAGATTAACGTCTGCTTGGGAGGGTTATATTTTGGCAGTAAATGAGGCTGGGGGAGTCGGTGAAAGTTTTAAAAATTTCATTGATTTTATTGCTGAGAATTTACCTTTAATTTTAGACACATTATTAAAATTAGTTAGAGCTTTTGTAGTTTGGAAAACGGTTACAATAGGATTAAAAAGCGTTCTTATTCCTTTAGGTAAGGGAGTTGTCGGTTTGAGTAAGGGCATGGTTGGATTAATAAAAGGAACAAAAAGCGCCTCAGTTTCTTTTAAAAGTTTAAATACAGCAATGAAAAATAACGTGATAGGACTTATTATAGCTGGTGTAATTGAATTAGCTAGTCAATTAGATTTATTCAGTAGCGAGGTGGATAGAATATCAGATAGAATTGACGCTCAATTAAAAAGAATAAGCGAAATAAGAGACCAACAAAGAAAGCAAACTCAAGAAATACTAGATAATGGGTCAAAAGAATTTAAGCAAAAAGTAAAAGCTTTAGAATTAGCAGCTAGAGAGGCTAAAATAGGTAAATCTAAAGAAGAACAGGAGCGTATTCAATCTAATTTCTTGAAAGAACAAAACGCGCTTTATGATGCTAGGATAGGAAAAATAGGGGCTGCCATTTTAGTTAATGAAGGAGTATATTCTTTACAGAAAAAACAAACAAAAGAACTTGAAAATGAAGTTAAACAATCTGAAGCTTTCCTTAAAAATTTAAAAGAAACTCAACCACAACAAACAGAATTAATAAAATCTTTAGCAGCTAAAATAAGACTAGGAAAAAAAGAATTAGACGACATTTTAGAACCTAGACTTAAAACTGAAACAGCTTTAAATACACTTAAAGCCGAACAACTTGATTTATTAGATGAGGCAGCTAACTTAGGACTTGATATTAAAGAAATAGATGTAGAAAGAGCGAAGAACACTAAAGCTGCTAAAATAACTGAGGTAAATTATGAAAAAGAATTGCTAGAGATTCAACTTAAAAGGACTTTAGACGATAAAGAAAAGATAGTTATAGGTAATAAATTAGCTAATATTGCAGCAAGAGAGAAGTTTGATAAGTTGATTGCAGAAAAAAGAACTAAAAAAGAAAAAAAAGTTTTAAGAGAACTTTTATCTTTAACGATTGAACTTAATAATGTGGAGCAAAAAAGAGCATTATTTGCTTTAAAGAGTCAAAGAATTCAAGCCCTTGAGAATGAAAAAGAATTACTAGAGGATATTATTCGAGAAATAAACGAAGTTAATAATTCAATTGATAATCGAGTTGATGATGTTTCAATTGAAATTCTTCAAAAAAGAAATGAAAAATTAAGGGAGAACTTAAACAATCAAAGTCAATTGAATGAACTTATAAAACAACAGGGTTTTATATCAGACTTCTTAATATCTCAAATAGACAGAGAAGAAAAAGCTAGAAAGGACGCTTTAAACGACCAAATAGAAGACAGAAAAGAATTACTTAAAATTCAATTAGATGGATTGAATTTATTAATAGCAGAAGGAGCTGCAAGTGAAGAGCAAATAGCACAGGCGAAAATATTAGATGAAGAGTTAATTAAACTAGAAGAGTTAAAGCAAAAAAGTCTAATTGATATAGAAGACGATGCAAATAAAAGACGTGCGGACGCCAGGAAGAAAAAAGCCGAAACTATAGAAAACGACGCTAAATTATTAGCTAAGAACCAAATAGACCAGTACAAAAAATTAGCCGAAGTCGTTTCGGATATTTTCGAAGGTATTACCGATATAATAAGCAAAAACATAGACAAGCAAATAAAAAAACTAGACGAACAATTAGAAGCTAGTAAGGAAAGACAAAGCCAGTTAAGGGATTTAGCTATAAATGGCCGAGGTCAAGCCGCCGACGATGCTAGAAAAAGCTTAGTAGCTGAAGAAAGGGCCGCCGCTGTAGCTGAAGCGAAAAAAGTACAGTTAGAAAAAAGAAAAAAACAGTTAGAAAGCGTAGGAATTATACTTAAAAATATAGGTAATTTAGTAGAAGCTGGCGACTCAATACCTGAAGCTACAGCTAAAAGCGTCGCGTCTTTCCAAGTGGTTAAAGAAGTGCTACAAAGCCTTCCAGCCTTCTATAAAGGTACGGACGATACAGGGACAGTTAACCAGTCTTTAGATAGTAACGGCGGGCGGCTTGCTGTAGTTCACGATAATGAACAAATTTGGAGCAAAAAAGACAGGGGCGCCGTAGGATTTAAAAGCAGGGACGAAATAAAAGAAATAGTTTCTAAATACGAAAGTATAAACGACCCGAATAAATTTCAGTTCAGAATGTTAAATAAAGCGGACGAAATGCGAGGTTTACAGCAATCAATAAGCGAAGTTAACGTATTCGACACTATGGCGATAGAAAGCAAGCTAGACGCGCTAAAAAAAGCTATAATAAACAAGCCTGTTCCTAATGTTGAATTAGGAGAAATTACGGCTGCTTTTGTTAACATAATTAAAGACCACGGAAACGGCAGGCGAACTATTCATAAAATTAAGAAGCCTATGTAAAAAAAAAAGGCCCAGAACAAACTGAGCCTTTAGAACACAAAAACATAAAATCAGAGAATACTAAGCCCGCAATATACGAAAAAAAATGAAAACGAAACTAATATTCGAATTAAATAACGAGCCAGCAAACAACCCGCGAGAATTATCGGATATTTCGGTAGTTTCAGAATGGAGCGACGAAGTAAGCGAAGCCGAAGTAAGTTTAGCGAAATTCTCTTTAGTTTTAGAAGAAGCTAAGAAGATAGATAATTTTATAGACCAGTATTCTAGGTTTCAAGGGATGCCTTATAATATATTTATAACTGACGGAATAAGCCAGGAGCAGGTTTTTAACGGTTTTATTAATTTAAAAACAGCCGTAAAAGTTGGCTGCGCTGAATACCAGGTAGACGTAGAAAAAAGACTGGGAGCTAATCAATTTTCAGGACGCGCAGACGCTATAAGCTTCGAACTATTATACCAAGAAGGGTTCTTAACTAATTCGGATTTTGTTTACGTGCCTTATGTTATAAATTATATTCCAGACGGAACGCAGGTTTTAATTCTACAGCTTACTCTTTTTATGATGGGAAAGGAATTATACGAAGCTATCGAGCGTTTCCAGAAGTCAATTACTGAAGCCATTAAGTTAATACCAGATATTATAGTAGGGACGGCCGCTGAGGTTGCTAAAGTTGGCCAGATAGCAGCTATAATTTTAAATCTAATTTTTCAATTAGCCTATTTAATAGCTATAGTAATAGCTATAATTAAATTAATGAACGATTTAGTTAGACAGTTTTTTCCTAAATTAAGGTATCACGTAGGAATTAAATATAAAAACTTAATGGCGGCTGGCGTAAAGTATTTAGGTTTAGAAATGCAGTCTACTATTTACGATTCTAATGTATGGGGTAATTCAGTATATTTGCCTATGCAATCCGAAGAGGGGTTATCGCAGCCTTCAGGAGGTATAGGCTATCCTAGGGCTGGCGATAGTATTTACACTTTAGGCGACCTAATTAGAAACGAGCGGCAAAAATACAAAGCTAAATATAAAATTACTGGGAATATATACGAATTCGAAAGAAAGGATTTCTGGAAAAGCCAAGCGTCTTACTTACTTCCAGATGTAGTTAGCGACCAGGAGCAAGCAGACAATATATTCAGAACTAACGCCGAAGAATTCGTAGGTCTTTATAAAATAAACTTTTCTACGGACCCAGAAGACAAAAACACTAGCGACAGGTTCGACGGTACAAACGTAGCTATAAGCACTACGTTAGACGCGGTTTTAGATATAGAATTAGATTTAACGCAAGGCGGCACAGAAATAGGGTTAGTAGAAGCTAGAGGCACTAGAAAAGACACGTTAACGCCAGTTGAAAAAGTCGTAAGGGGTCTTTTTAAGTTCGTCGACCTATTGACTGGTATATTGGGAGGTGGTACTAGCTTTGCTAGTAAAATAGACGCTAGAATAGGCGCTTTAAATTTATCTAGTTACATAACTACGGCGCCAAAAATGCTAATAATGAACGGGAATAAGCTTCAGTCTGGACAGCAGCAGTTATTAACAGCGCTAAAGCTTTGGCAGGAATTCCACTTTATAGACAGTTTTAACCCAATTAACGGAATACACAACCAGAGGGATATTTACGAAAACGTACAGATTCCTTTTTGTTACGAAGATTTCGTAACTTTGCTTAATAATAACTTTTTTAATACAGTTGATAACGGCAAAGGAGAAATAACCAGATTAGAATGGTTTTTAGAAGATAATAAAGCTATAATTAACTATAAAATAGAAAGACTTGAAACGGAAAATTTTATAACGAATATTTATGAAGGTTAGCGATTTACTAGACGGGCTGGACCCTGAAAAAATAGGACAAGATTTCGAAAAAGGCTTAGCTGAAGTTAGGAAAAACTTAGCTATAATGCCAGAAGATAAACAGCGAGAATATACGCCGTTCATCAAAAAACTTAACGAAATGAATAGAGAAATGAAAGCCAACGGATTCGAAACGCCTACTTTAGACAAGCTTTCTAAAGGTTTAATGTCTGAAGTAAAAGAAAAAATGCCGAATAAATAATTATATTTGCAATATGCCTGTAAGAATTAATCAAGTAAGAAGAACGGACCCGCAATTTAACGGCGAAAATACAAGTCATTTTATAGGCAATATTAACGACTGGAAAAAAACAGAAATTAATATTCAGGTTTATTCTTTACACCAGTCGAATATAGAAACTTATATGCAAGTTTCTTCGGATTCAGCTAATTTTTCCAGAATCCAGCTTCTAAATGGAAAATGGTCAGACGAAGGTATCGTAGTAGGTTCTGAATTATACGCGGGTATCTTTATAGAAGACTTGGCGCCAGGTAACGAAGGCAATATAATTCAGCGTAATTTTTACAGAAGGGAACACGGCGGCGCACCTCCTAAAGTAACTTTTGTAAGTCCAGACGATACTATAATAGAAGTAGACGATAATATTAATAACTGGGACGATTCAGATTTCATAGGTTTAAATAGGCTTTTTCCGTCCCAAAGAGTAGAAGATTTTCAGACGGGTTGGCTAGAAGCTTATATTTTTCAGGTTTTACCTATAGAAGCTGGCGAGGTCTTTTATAATTATTTACCTAATTCTCAAAAACAAAGTAATAGCCTATTTTCCTTAATAGATGGGACTATAGGGCGTTTTTCTTTAAATGGATTAGACCCAACTAACGGAACTTATCAAACAGCTACGCAGCTAGGTTTAAAATCTGGTAGCGCTGTTAAATCAGTTCGTATAAAATCTATTCCTAACGCTTTAAATCCTTCTGGTTATTACAATATACCAGGAACACCTTTACCAGATTTAGACGGAAATAATACGTTGCAATTAGTACAAAAAGGGCGCGTTATTTCAGTTTTTAATATAGAAATAATTCATAAAATAATAGGAGTAGAAGAAGACCCTAGTAATTTACCAGACAATACGCCGCCCGAATGGTTTTTTGATAACGAAAGCTTAGCGGACACTTTTTTATTTAAAATATTCCCTAAATATTCAGACCAAAATATATATTTAGCCTCAGACCAAAAGTCTAGTCTAATACAAGTAGACGGAAATATAGGCTGGATAGACGAAAATTACAACGGAAGGCCGCAGCCTTATTCTGTAGAAAGTGTAGAATATAAGAATTTACTAGGTACAGTTTTATCGGATTTAGATTACGGGAATACTACGCGCGTTAATATTATCGTAAATAATCCAACACACACAACAGACAGCCTTTACGCTTTAGACTGGCAATATTTACCAAATTTATCTGAACAATATAAAAACAATACTAGAAGCTATTTAAACAACACTATTCAGAATACACCTGTATTTTACAACGCATTTAACGGCGTAGATATTACAGGGCTTTTAAAAGAAGGTATTTTTACGCCTATTTATCTAGGTTTAGAAAACGAAGAAGGCGCTAGATTAGATTTTACAGAATTAGAAGTAATAAATATAGGGGGCGGTCAAGTATTAATAACATTTAAAACTGTTCCCAATACTGAGTTTTTTGTTTATATCGACCAACTAGAAGACGATAATAAAAGATTTTTATTTACTATAGGGGTTTCAAATCCAGTTGAAGACATAGAGGAAAACGACTCAACTAGATTAAAGGTAATAGGAGATTTAGAATTTACGCCAATTCCTGCGGGTCCTTACCCTGGAATGAGTAACTTTTTTAATGAATTGCCAGTAAGCCCAAGTACAAACGGCGCTACAAATTGCGTAGGATTTCCAGAGGATTTATGGTTAAGTCAGACTAGATTTACGATAGACCCTACTAGCGGGATAGTTTTTCAGAAAATCACCCCAATGATAGAGCTGGTAAACTCTTCTAACGGTTTGTCTGTTACTTTAGATTCAGTAGAAATTAACGTAGCTAATCAGCCTTTAGACGGGAACGGCGTACAGCAAATAAATACATTTAATACACGCGGATTTTTAGTTATTCCTTCACACGATAAGAACTTTTTAAACGTAGTCAGGGAGCCTTTAAACGATGTTGCGCCGAATTACGCTTATTTATTACAGTTTGGTTTTAGGATTCGTTACGAAGATTGGATAAAAAACGCAGACATACCAGCGGATTTTTACGACGCACTACAGCAAAACGATGGCTTTAATAATTTCTGGACCTGGCTAGAGCAGTCGCCCTACGAAATTAAATATTCTGTTCTTTCGCAAGTGGACAGAGTAGGAACGCAGGTTTTCTTTAAAAATTCATTCCCAATTACTTTAAACAATTATTTTACAGTCCTTCCGATAACGCCAGAATGTAGGCACTTCGACGAGGCTACAGGCTTGCCGCTTTTTCAGGGCGTAATAGACGGATTAGACACTAATTCGATAATGAGCCAAGGCCTTACAAGAGTAAGACAGGATTATATTTTAAATGCTGGTATTTATCCTTTAGCTGGAATATATGCCGAATGTAATTTAGAAGTTTTTGAGGGCGGCGGCTGGAAGACTTTAGAAACACTTTCTACTGAATACGCAGGATTAGCTAATAGCCCAATAAAGCCAGACGGTTTAAACGGCGTTTTTTTAACTTTAATTAGGGTTTCAGACACTTTACTAAGGGCTGAATGTCTTATAGACCCTAGCTTTTTAACTGGCTCTAGTGTAAAATACAAAGTTTCTGGAAGAATCGGCTGTAGTTCAGGAAATAAACTGCCTACACTACCTTCAGGAAGTCCTTATAATTCGAAATATAATAGTAAATATTTATAAAATGGCAACAGATAAACAAGATTTAAGCTTATTGATAACAGATTATTTTACGCTGCTAAATAATGGCGTTCCTGACAATTCAATAGTACCAGACGCGCATAGAAACTTACTAGAAAATACACTTAGTACACTAGCTTTTTTTGGCGTTACCAAATTTAATATTATAGCCGCAGGGAATCCGAGCGCAGGACAGATAAGCTTATTAGGCTCTAATTTCGACGATGCTACTAGTATTTTAGTTCATAAAGTAAATGCACATTCTCAGAATGTAGCAGCCGCTATTTCTACAATAGCTGGCGGGTCCGTAATTCACTTAAAAGACTATAATAATAATTTCGGCGAATTCATAGTAAGTGGAATAGTAGATTCTGGCAGCTGGTTTACTTTAACGGTTTCGGCTAGTTTCTCAAATCCAACCTATACGCCTACTGGATTAGAAGGCTTTTTAGGTATTATGGCTAAAGGCGACAGCGCTAACATAATGAACGCAGATTTAGCGCAAAGCGCAACGCGTACGCAAAATATGGCAGGCTTTGACCAAGTTTGGTTTAAAGGGAATCATTCTTTAGACGAGTCTAAAATTTACATAAAAAACCTTAGAGCTGTTCTAATAGCCGCTAAGGTTTTGAATATAGATTTAATAAGTAACGTAGACGCTATGACTGTAGACGTTAACGACGACTTTACTATAAATTTTTCTAATTTATTAATCGGGTCTGGATTTATTAATTTAAATATAGTAGGTCCTGGGAATTGGACTTTGACTTCTGGCGCTAATGTAGTCTGGAAAAACCAGACGCCTCAAAATGTAACGCAAACGGCAGGCGCTAAAGATAGGCTTTACTGGACCTCAGACGGGGTAGACGTAGAGTGTGCTATTTCACATAATATAGGTTAAGACAATGTACCCACTAATTAACATAGAAGCAAGGGCTGGCGGTCCAGAATTAGAAGAAGTAACCTTTAAGACTGAGTTTAACGGATTAGTTAACTTTACTTTAACTAAATCTGGTAGCGCTGTTAACTGGGATATGGGGGACGGGACTTTATTTATTAATACGAATACAGTTAACCACACTTACACAGACGGAACAGAAAAAACGGTAACAATATTCGCGGACGATTTGAGTTTAATAACTGAATTTGGGACGCTTACAGCAAAGGAAATAACAGAAGTAAATTTTCAAAATTTAGATAGCCTAGGCGGTTCTTTTATTGCGTCGTTTAACCCAAATCTTACAGGCTTGAATATGCCGACTAATTCGGCTACACCTTTTACTACTTTTTGGGCCTATAATTGCGACTTAACAGGTGCTTTAGATTTAAGCGGCTGTATAATTCAGGGACTTTTTAGGGTTGACGCGAACAACAGCTTAACAAGCATTTTACATAGTTCAAACGCCACGCAATTTACTACAAATTATAGGGCGAATAATTGCGATTTAACAGGCGCCCATAATATGCAAGGGGTTAAAATTCAGTCTGGACAATTTGCAATTCAGGCAAACAATAGCTTAACAGCTTTGAATTTGAATACTAATATTAGCCAAACTTCAAATAATTTTACTTTTAATAATTGTGATATAACAGGCGCTTTAGACGTGTCTTTCATTGAAATAACGAACGATTTTAGAGCGTACTCAAACGCTAATTTAACGGGTATAACACACAAAGCGACAGCAACGGCTTTAAATATTTATCTAGCATTTAGCACAGGATTAACTACTTTAGATTTATCAATGTTAAGCAATTTAGGGGGTAATGTGAAAATACACGCTTGCCCTAGTTTAACAAGTATAACTTTTCCGACAAACTCAGCTACGCCTACTACACAGATGCACATTTACTCTAATCCGTTAGTTACTTCATATGATTTAAGCGGATTCGATTTAGGCGGGGAATTATTTTTAGGACAAAATAACGCATTAACAGTAGTTACGTTTAGAGCTACTTTAGGCGCTGCTACTCTTACTTATACTCAATTTTATAACTGCTCTGCCTTAACTAGCTTAGATTTTACTAATTTAAGACTTTCGCAAAGAATTTTAGGAAACAACACCCCGAACTTAACTAGCTTAACTTTTGGGGTAAACAATTTAGCACATTATTTAGTACAAATAGGCGGCAACGGATTAACGAACTTAGATTTAACTAATTTACCGTTTTCAGTTTCTACAGATTTTAGAACCGAAAGCAGCCCGAATTTAACTACCTTAACGCTTCCGTCGGATGTTAGCGGTAAATTCTTGAATTTAGACGTTTACGACTGTCCTAATTTAGGGGTTATAGATTTCTCAGTTATGCCAAACTGTTTAACTTTAGACAATGCAGACTTTAGACTAACGGCTAACGCTTGGACAGCTGCAGAAGTAAACGAAACGCTAGTAATTTTAGACAGTATCTCTTTAGCTGGTAATTCTGGTAGAATTGTCCATGTTCAAACAAATACGGCGCCAGACGGAACTAGCGGCGGTTTTGATGGTTTAACAGCTAAAGCTAATTTAATAATTAAAGGATTTTCAGTAACAACAGATTAATATGTCAGATAAAATAACTACAGGAAAATATACAGATTCAGAAGGCAAAACTGCAGAATGTGTATGCCTACCATTGTCTACGCCTTTATTAGCTTCTATAGCTATTAACGGAAAACGAATTTATATTAACTATGAAAAAATAACGTATAACGAAGCGGACGAAATAGAAAAAATAGAGCCTTTCGCTTATGAAATACAAAGCCCAGAAAAAGAAGAAATATTAAATTCTGTCTTAGTTAATGGAAGTTCTATTTTTTCAGGAATGAAAGAAAAAATAGTTAAAAGTATTAAAGAAATGCAAAATATAGGATAGATGGCAGCTCAAAAAACATACTTTGTATTACCTGGTATTTACGAATTTTATAAAGATTTTGCTGGCGTTAATTTGCCTTTAAGTGCGCCAGTAGTCGAAGGCAGTTTAACTTGGAAATTTTTATCTTACAAAGTAGCTGGAATAGAAAAGCTTCAAAATTTCCCAGTAAGCCTCGGGAATATCGAACTTAGCCAGGGAGAAATAGCAGACTGTAACCAAGCTATGACAACCTGCAGCGCAGGAGAAGGTACGTTTAATCCTTTTTACAATTTTTTAGGCGCCGATTTTCCACTAGTAAACGGATTTAAAAGGGGCGTTAGTTCAGGATATACAGGTACTAATTTCGGCTATTCAGACTTAAATATAACTGTAGATAAAGAAATAATAGTAGACGAATTTTTAAACGGCCGCAGAGGGTCTTTCGCAATAGACATAGACTATGACCAGGACTTTTATTTAGCTATACAAATAAACGCAGGAACAATTACAGCCGATGAATTCCCTTACGGAAGCGGCGTTACTTTCGTTATACAGCACACGGCCGAGACTTGTAACAGCGTTTTTACAATGCAGTCGAATTTAACAGGTCTTACTACGGATATTTTTTCTTTCGGGTTTCTTTCTGGTGCTGGTTTTTTTAGCGGCGCTACTGATTTCCATATAGTCCCGTCCTGCTACGAAGCGCCGCCTTTAAATATTTGCGAAGGCTATAAGACTAAATCTATAGGTATTTTAGTCAATATTCCTATAGAGTTGCCGCCTTCATTAATTAAAGACGCCTGCTGCTTTAAGGTCCCAGCTTTAGCCGAATTAAATACAAAAACTACAAACTGGAAAAACGATTTTAAAGCTTTTCCAATGCAAAAAAAACAAACTCCAAACGATGAATTTAATTTTTACCTTGTCAAGTGCGGCGAAGAAATTGAACTCAATAATAACGACCTCGGGACTTTTTATGATTTTGGAGCTTTTGAAGACTACCCAGACTATAAAGTATTTGTTTTGGATTGGTTTAAAGTTCTTAATAATGGCAATCTAGGACCTGGTACGTACCAGCTTAAATTAAAGCAGTCAATTTCAGGCTTTGAAAGCGAATTCTTCAGCTGCGTTTATGATTTAAAAGTCTTTAGCGAAACGGCAGCTAATAGAACAGTTAGGATAGAAAGCACTATTAATTCATATTTGGAACAGTTCGATATTAATTATAAAAATTTAAATTGGAAGGACTGTGTACGTATTCCTGGTATGTTTGGATTTATGCAGCCAGATTTACAGACAGACAAATTAATATACCAGGACCGAAAAAACGTACCTGTAAAAGTTACAGACTTAAGGGAATATACATTATATTCTGAAATGTTAGAGGAATGTAGTACAAAGCACTTGACAGACTGGATATTAAAAGGCGATAAACTATTAATTTCTGACTTTAATATAATGAACCACAGAAGCGACTTCAAAGACTTTCCTGTATTACCTGGTAAAATTGGCGAATTTAACTACCCTTCTGGGCAGCAAAAGGCATATTTTAGCGCTACTTTTAACGACCTTTACGACAATAAACGAAAATTAAACTGTTAAATATGGATAAGATTTTTTTACTAGACGCTGGACACGGCGGCGTAATAGATGGGGTTTACCAAACTGCGGGAAAACGTAGCCCAGTCTGGCCAGATGGAACGCAATACTTTGAAGGCGAAGGCAACAGGCTTATTAGGGACGAAATAATTAAGATTATGAAAGAAGAAGGCCTGCGCTATAAGATTATAAGCGAAGGCAGAAAAGACACTTCTTTAAGGGAGCGAGTAAGAGCCGCTAACGCTTTAGCTAAAAAATACGGTGTAAGTAATTGCGTTTACGTTTCTATTCACTCTAACGGTGCCACAGCCTCAGCTGAAGGCTGGGAGGTTTTCACTTCTAAAGGGCAAACAGATTCGGACAAGTACGCGACAATAATTTACGACGAAATGAAAAAACTATTTCCAGGGTCTAAATTTAGGTCCGACAAATGGAGCGACGGCGACGTAGACAAAGAGTCAGGATTTACGGTTTTATCCGATACTATTTGCCCGTCCATACTTACAGAAAACTTTTTTCATACAAACAAAAACGAATGTAAGAGCATTTTAATGAATAGACAGGGGAGAAAACTAATAGCGCTAGGTCATGTTAACGCCTTTAAAGTGATAAATTCACTATGAAAAAATTACTAAAATTCATAGCGAACCTTATTAAGACGGACACGCAGGAAAGTAGTAAGCGATTTATAGCCCTTTTTACGATGTTAATAATAGCTGCTATAGTTATTATCTATACTGACAGAAATAACCTTACAATGGTCCTAGATGCGCTTTTATTGTTTGTTTTGTCGCTACTAGGTTTAGCTGTTTGGCAAAGAATTAAATTAAATCAAAAAAATAAAGATGAAAATTTATAAATTCTTAATATTATCTTTTTTAATTGCGTCCTGTTCAGCCCAAAAAAGACTGGATAGACTAATATATAAAAACCCGCATTTAAAAAATTCCGACACTACAGAGTATTTCGATACGATTAGGCTTTACACTAGCGAATTTAGATTAGATACATTTACTACTATAAATTCAATGCGTAAAGATACGTTTATAGTAACGCGCGAAAATATGATTTTTAAAAGTTATTTTAGGCACGATACAATAGTACAGATTATAGAAAAGCAACGCGAAAGCTTAGACACGTTAGTAAGGACCCAAATAATAACGAATACTGTAACGGCAAATCCTATCTATAAAGTTAAAAATTTCATTTGGTGGGGCGTAGCTTTGATTATTTTAATACTATTAATTAGAATTATCTGGCCATTAATAAAAAGATTTATTCCATTTATAAAATAATACGCCCGCTGCGCTTCCCTTTAGAACAGCGCACTAATAGCGGACTTTCTCGAAAACCCTTATTTAGAATAATTTTAAATAAGGGTTTTTTATTGATTATTTTTTATATAATTCGTTTTGTATTATATTTTGTATTACATTTGAAATATAGAAACACACAAAAAAACTAAAAAAAATGAATATAACTAAGCAATTAAAACAGGATATTAAGCACGCTATAGAGGAATATATCGAAACTAAGGGCGATATAAATAAATACTATAGTGAAGAAGAATTCGAAGACCAAGAGTTAAATATAAAATTTTCTGGAATTCTAAATATAGAGACAGAAGACAATTACGTAGACGGAATATACGAAAGCTCTTACGAAACTAGTAGAGACTTAGAAGTAGATTCTGTAGAAATTTGGAACGAAGAAAACGAAGAATTTATAGAAGTAATATTATAAACTAAAAATAAAAAAGTTATGGCAAAAAAGCCCTATTCAATTAGATTAAATTTCAGCCTTTTGCGAGCTATGCAGAAGGCTGCTAAGAAAAATAATAGAAGTGTTAATGCTGAATTCGAAACAGCTTTAGAAAATCACGTAAAAAATGAAAGAACAAATTAGAGTTAATAACAGATATTTAATTCTGCAGTTTATGACAGTAGAAGAAACGATAGCTAGAGAATCGAAAAAAGTTTTCGAGACTAAAAAAATAGATTTTAAACCTTTGGATTTTGTTTTCGCAATAAGTCCAGAAAAAATTAATTAAGATGTCAGACACAAAAACACACTACAGAAAAGCTTATAAATCGGACCACTTAGGGACGCCAGATTTAGAAGAATTAATAGAAGAAGGGAAGAAATTAGTATTTACTATCGACCACGTTACACAGAACATATTAACCCCAGGCGTAAAAGGAACTGGTATTAGTGTAGCTGGCCGAGTTATAAGCGCGAATATAGCGCACTTCAAAGAAGACATTAAGCCTTTAGTTTTGAATTCAACTAACGGAAAAATGATTAAAAAATTCGCTAATAGTTCGTTTATAGAAGACTGGAAAAATATTTTAGTAGAACTATACATAGACTCAGCCGTAAAAATGAAAGGTACAGTAGTCGGAGGAATTAGAATTAGAAGTGTTCAGCCAGTAAAAGCTAAACACGTACTTACGCCAGATTCGCCTAAGTGGGAAGTAGCTAAAAAACGAGTAGCCGAAGGAATGAGCGAAAGCGAATTAAAAAACCACTTTGAAATTACTAACGAAAATTTTAAATTATTATGTTCGTAAATATAGACCAGAATACCGAAGAATGGCACTTTTTTAGATTAGGCAAAATAACAGCCTCTAATTTTGGGTCCGTAATGGCAAACGAAGGTAAAGCTTTCGGGGACCAAGCGAAAAAATACGCTGAAAGGATAGCTTTAGAAATAGTAACAGGCCGATTAGATGAAAGCTCAGGTTTTAGTAATTCTTTTATGGACAGGGGCCACGAATTAGAGCCTGTAGCTAAGGAATTATACGAATTAGAAACTATTCAGACAGTTAAAAACGGCGGCTTTCATTATATTGAAAATTATATAATTAAAATAGGAGCAAGCCCAGACGGTCTAGTAGGTCAAGACGGCTTAATAGAGATAAAAAGCGTAATACCGCATACGCAATTCAAAACAATAAAAAGAAATTCGTTCGACCCGTCTTATAAATGGCAGCTTTACGGCCACTTATTAATAACTGGGCGTAAATGGTGCGACTTTGTAAGTTACTGCCCAGAAATGCCAGAAAAAAAGCGTTTAATTATACATAGAGTAGAAAGGGACGAAGAAACATTAAACAGACTTAAAAATAGGTTAATTCAATTTATTGGACTAATTCAGGAAAATATAAATTTATTAAATGATTGATAAGGCAAAATTATTAGAATACCAGGCTAAATATAAAAAGCCGCTGAAAGTATGGAAAGAACTATTTATAGAAGAAAAGCTACGCGGACAAATGGCTCAGAGCCTTAAAGAACGGGACACTTATTTAGGAGACACAGACCGAGACTATAGGGACTACTTCGAAGGGCTGTTCAGATTCAAGCAAAACGGTTCGAATGAAATTACAAAAAGTATTACTGGGTTTATAGATTTTATGGGAGGTTTAGGCGAAAGAATAAGTTCAGCTGGCCGATACGTCCCAGGCACTAAATACAAGGATATGGACGGTAAAAGATTCGAAACGAAAGGCAGCTTTATTCCGTCCACAACCAGAGCGGGTACTTCGGATATTTCAGCGACTATCTACGGGAAAACAATTAAAATAGAAGTTAAATACGGAAAAGATAGACTTTCGCAAAAACAGAAAGACTACCTAATAAAAGCACATAACGCGGGCTGCTATTGTTACGTGGCTAAGGACTTCGACGGGTTTTTTGAATTCTTTTTAGAAAAGATAATTGAATAATTACACAAATTACACACTTTTACACACAATTACACACTAGTAAAAACGCTATAAGTCAATGACAACAATAGATTCGGATGTTTTTACACACTTTTACACATTATTTGTAAAATAAGGTTTTACTGTGTAAATTACACGCCCTTCTCTTAGTACTGATTTAAAGAAAGGTTATTAAATTAAACAAAACAAAAACTTAGAAAAATGAAAAAACGTGTAAATGTGTGTAAAAACAGCCTCAAAGCTAATAATACTAAGGATTTAAGGCGTGTAAGTAGGTGTGTAAATGTGTGTAAATGTGTGTAATTTTACACAGTAAAAACGATTAAATACAAAAATATATGGCAGTAAAAATAGAAAGGGCTTTAGGGCTTTTACAGAAAAACTACAGTATAATTCCAATAGGACCGAAGAAAATACCAGCGTGTAAGTGGTCCAAATATATGAAGGAAAGAATTACTGAAGAAGAATTAAGAAAATATTCAAGTTCTGAGGGTTTCGGAATTGTAACAGGTTATAACAACGTAGAGGCTATAGACGTAGATTTAAAAGTATTATCTACCCTTACAGAACAGCAAAACTTTTGGAAAGAATACTACAATTTTTTAAAAGACAATATAGAAGACTTCGATAAAAAAGTAGTAATAAGAAAAACTAAAAATAACGGCTACCATTTAATTTATAGATGTGAAGAAATAGAAGGCAATCAAAAATTAGCAAAATTAGAAGGCCACAAAGAAGCAATAATAGAAACTAGGGGAATAGGTGGTTATATTTTTATCTATGAAAACCAGGTAGGCGACTTAGATTATACAGACCTTCAGGAAATTTCTATTTTAGAAAGGGGAATGATTATTGAAATATCTAAATATTACGACTTCAAACAAGAAACAATAAATTTAGATAAAGAAGCTAAAAGGGTAAACTACAATACAGAAACGACGCCCTGGGAAGACTATAATAATAAGCACACGGCTCTAGATGTAGTTAGCGACGAATTCGACGTGGTGGCTAATTTATCGGATAAATACATAATTAAACGGCTAGGGGCCAGTTCGGCACATTCAGGTTATATTTATAAAAACTCTAATTGTATGTATCTTTTTTCTACTGGGACCCACTACCCAGCAGAAACACTTTTAAACGCTTTCGCTTGTTATACTTTCAGGTATCATAACGGCGATTTTTCCGCAGCTGCTAAGGAAGTTTATAAGGAGGGCTACGGCGACAGGGTTATAAAAGAAGTCGAAGACCTTAAAAATACATTTAGGCCTGAAGACTTAAGCTTCCCTATAGATATTTTCCCAGAAAACTACCAAAGATATATTTTCGAGTGCTACCAGACCTTAGACGCTTCTATAGATTATATGGGCTGCAGTTTACTATGGGCTTTATCTTTAATAATTGGGAATACAATTAACGTTGAAGTTAAAAAAGGCTGGAAAGAAAACGTAAATATCTGGATAGCATTAATAGGAAAGGCTGGCGTAGGTAAAACCCCTTCTATAGATAAAATTATATTTCCACTACTAAAACAGAACACGCACGAAATAAAGCTTTACAGAAAAGAATACCAAAAATACGAAGACTTTAAGGCTAAGGAAAAATCTGAGCAGGATAAAACAGCCTCAGTAGATAAGCCTAGACAAAGCCAATTTATAGCGAACGACGTAACTAACGAAGCTTTAGTCCAAATGCACGAAGAAAATAAAAACGCTATAGCTGTATTTAAAGACGAGTTAGCGGGCTGGTTTAAGGATATGAACAAATATAGAGCGGGGTCAGATTTAGAATTCTGGCTTTCGTCCTGGTCTGGAAAGTCTGTTACTCTAAATAGAAAGACTTCAAAAAACAGTTTTGTAGAAAAGCCTTTAATTCCAGTTCTGGGAGGGATTCAACCTAGTATTTTAGATAGTTTTTACACGGATGAAAATAAAGATAACGGCTTTATAGATAGAATTTTATTTAGCTATCCTGATTTAAACGTAGAAAGCTATAACGAAGACGAAATAAACCCGCAGCTTTTAGAATGGTACGAAGGCAGTTTAATAAAATTATACAACCACGCTAAAAAGCATTTACTAAGATTCAACGCAGACGATGAAGTAGAGCCGCACACAGCCGTATTTAGTAAAGCAGCTAGAAAGGAATGGATTAGAATATTTAACGAAATCACAGAAATGCAGAACAGCGAGACGGAAAACGAGTATATGAAAAGTATGTTACCTAAGCAAAAGTCTTATATTCCTAGATTTGCCCTTCTTATTAATTACATTAATTCAGACGATGAAAATAACGCTTTCGAAATTAGTAAGGAATCAATGTTAAAAGCGGAAAGTCTTAGTAATTACTTTGTAGCTATGGCTAAAAAGATTAAGATTCAAACATTTGAAAATAAAACAGCTAAGGAAATAATAGGCCTTACTAAAAATAAATCGAAAAAAGACCAGGCTGTAGAGATTCTTAAAAATAACCCAGATTTTAGTAAAGTAGAACTGGCTGAAATGTTAGACGTAAGTCGTAAAACTGTTTATAATTGGTTAAAATAAAAAATGGAAAGATTCGAATATAAACACAGGGACTTTTTAGACTACTGTAAAGGCGATTTAGATAAGTGGCACCCGTTTTACTTCAGTAAATGCCAGAAGTTGCTACAAAGTAAAGGAATAGAGGTTTTTTGGTCCATAATTAAAAGTAAATTTCTAGTTTACGACGCTAACACAAACAAAGTAAGCGAACCAAAGATAGAAGACCTTAGATTATTAATAGGTAAATTATATTTACACTATTTAGAATCATTCTAAATTAACTTATAAGTTGATTTAATTTAAAAAATTGTATTACATTTAACTATACAAAAACAAAAAACAATGATTAAACCAGAAGATTTTAAGAAGGCGAAAGCTATTATAGAAAGCGTAGAAATGCACGAAGCCGCGTTAATTAAGTACACTAACCTAGCTAATAATTTATTAAAATGTAACTGCAGGGTTGTTTTAGATTTAATAGTAGACGGCGTTTATAAATTGGACCCAATACCAAAAGAAGAAATATTCGACAATGACGGATTTATTAAAAAAGAATTCGGCGGCCAGGGGTTAAGTCCTGATAAACAATTTATATTTAACCCAATTAACTACAATTCAGAAAAAAAAGAAATTTTAGAAAACTATAATATAGGAATGAGCGAAACGGAAGCTTTATTTGTGGTTAATGGGATAGTTAATTTTATTAAATTTAACCTGGATTCTTTAAGACAGCAGGGGATAAAAATAGGCTTAGATTATGAAGTTTAAAGCAACTATGCCGTTAATGAAAGGCACGAACTTAAAACCTGAAAACCTGGTATCTTCTTCTTTGGTTTTAGAGTATGAAATAGAAATACTTAGACTTAACCCAGGCCACAAGGTAACACTAAAAGCGACTAAATTAAACGGTAATCTGTATTTAGAGCGAAACGATAAATTTAATTTAAGCGAATTTTCATTAGATAATATAAACGCACTTTCCAAAACTGAAGAAAATAAATATTGCAAATGGTTTGTAGATTTTGAAAATAAAAAAATTGTACTATGCTAGAAAATAAAAGGATTGAATTAGAAATGCGGATAGCCTCTAATATAATTTATAGAGATTCAGCAACAATAGAACAGACTGTAAAAAATATTATTTCAGACGTTTGTTTTTTAGGAGGCTTTAATAAAGACACGCTTTTAAACGGTCAAAAGACGCCAGAGTTAACAGCTGCTAGGAGGTGTATATCTTTTTTTCTAAGGATTAATTTAGAATTAAAAATGAGCGAAATAGGAAAAGTTATAAATAGAGACCATTCTACAATTAATAACCAACTGGAATTTATGCTAACTAGATTAGACAATTTACAGGCTTTTCCAGAACACTATAAATATTATAAATTCATAAATAAAAACTTTGTAAAATGAAAAAAAAGATTATGTTAATATTTTTACCAGCTTCTATTATTATAGTTTTGTTGGTTGGGTTGCTTAGGGTAACTGAAACGCATAAACAAGCCTATAAAAACGAAGTAGGTAGTAAAATTATATTCAAAAAAGATACTGTAATAGTCGTAAATTATTCACTATTAAACGGTTCTTTTACCCTGTCTAATAGGCGGGAAGTTAGCTACGATTTTGTAATAATAAATAAAGTAAAATAAAATTCTGGCAAAAAATGCCAACCAATCAAGTAAAAATGTTTAAATAATTATAAACCAATAAAAACAAAGTAAATGAGCCAAATTGTAAAAGGAATTTTAAAAGAAAAATTCGAAGAATTGCAAGTAACAGACAGCTTTAAAAAGCGTGAATTTATTTTAACTACTGATAATTCAAGCCAATACCCGCAAGAAATTAGCTTCCAATTATCACAAGCGAAAACAGATTTAATAGACCCTTATAAAGTAGGTCAGGAAGTCGAAGTAAGCTACAATTTAAGAGGGCGAGCCTGGACCAATCCACAAGGCGAAGTAAAATATTTTAACACGCTAGACGCTTGGAAAATACAACCTGTAGGAAATGCAGCGGCACCAAAAGCAGCGGCGCCAGATAGTTTAAGCGACGAAGACGATTTACCTTTTTAATATGAAAAAGTTTTTAAGAGGCCTAACGGGAGTAGTAGCGGTATTTTTAATACTGCTACTAATTACTGGATGGTTATTTTTAAGGGCCTTATTATTTTGGGCCTGGTGGTTAGAGTTAAAAAGCTTCTATACTACCTTCGGAATGTTTAAAATATTGATTAAAAAACAGCTTGAACGCGATAGAAAAACAAATATTTAAAAAATACGGTATAAAGGTGCGCGTAAGATTAATTACGCCGCCCGAAGACTGTACTAAAAGCGTCTACTATAAAACGCTTAAAAAGTATTCTAAATAATGGGAATTATTATTTTAATATTTATAATTTATTTTCTACACAAGCTTAGTAAAAGCGACTTTGTAGATAATCAAAAATTTTATTAAATGACTATACTAGACGATTATATTAATAATATTATAAAGCAGCACAAAGAAAGCATTATAAGCGACAGAATCGCCATTAACCAAATTAAAGAACTTTATTCGATGTTTGAGCCAAACGACCTAAGAAGGATTAAGATAAAATTAAGCCATAATATTATTAATTATAAAGAAGCCTGCGATAAAATTAGCCAAATAGTTAAAAACGACTATAAAGCTGAATTAAGGGAGCTAGCTAAAGACAAACCTAACGACCAGGAATTAGGCGCTTTTTTTAGAAAATTAATAGAATAAATTAAACAAGCCAGTCTTTTAAGGCCTAAAATAGAATTTCAGTATATTTGTATTAATAATAATTTTTTTTAAAAATGGAAAAAATAGACGGACGTAAAAATAACGGGGGCCATAAGACAGCAGGCAGAAAGTCAAAAGCTGAGGAATTAGGGCTTAATATCTTAATGGACGAAATAAAGCCTACTAAAGAAGTGCTGCAGCAGATAGCAGACATTATAGACGATATAGATGCAGACGATAAAACTAAACTTAGTGCGTCTATGGCTTGGCTAGGCTACAGAATAGGGAAGCCTAAAGAGCGTAAAGAAATTACGGTAGCTAAAGATAATAATTTCCCAGAATGGCTAGACGATGAAAGCGATGAAAGCGACGAAAATTAGTAAGGAAGAATTATTAAATAAATGGTACGTTCTGAACGCCTTAAGGCCCTGCGTTGAAGACGTAGCTAAAAAAGTTTCTATTAATTCTTCAGAGTCGATAAAAGAAGAAGCTTTAGAAACAATGGCTACAATTATTAACAAACTAATGGATTCAATAGAAAAAAGCCTAGGCTATGAGTAAAAAAGCCAATCCTAATTATACTTATCTAAAAGAAAACGTACCTAAACACAGGTACACGCTTTTACAAGGGGGTACAAGGTCTGGTAAGACTTTTTCTTCGTTATACTATATTATCTACCTTTGCACCACTTACAACGGCTTAGAAATCGACATAGTTAGAGAAACATTCACGGCGTTAAAGGCTACTGTATGGAAAGACTTAAAGGAATTACTTGTAAAGCACAACCTTTACGACCCTTATAAGCATAATAAGACAGATAAAATTTACGAACTAAACGGAAATTATATTAACTACTACGGGACCGACGACCCGCAAAAGGTCCACGGTAGAAGCCGAGACTTTATTTACATAAACGAAGCTAACCAATTAGACAAAGAAACAATAGACCAGCTATTCCCAAGGACCAGGCACCGTATAATAATGGACTATAACCCAGCTATGCCTGTAGAACATTGGTTAGACGAATACATAGAGAAAAGCCCGCCTTTAATAACTACTTACTTAGATAATCCACACCTTACAAAAGCACAAATACAGGAAATAGAAGACAGAAAAAAAGATTCTTTCTGGTGGACTATTTACGGAACAGGCGAGCGCTGCAGGCCTGCAGGCGTCATAATAGAAAATTGGTCTGAAGGCGAATTCGACGAATCTATACCGTTTATCTGGGGTATGGACTTCGGAGTAAACGACCCTACTACACTCGTTAAAGTAGGAATAAGCGAAAATAAACTATTTGTTAAAGAGTATCTTTATAGTTCTGACCTGTCCAGCTCTAAGATAGTCGATATTATTAAAGCGCACGTAGGCCCTAACGAATTTATAGTAGCCGATAATTCGGACCAATTAACTATTAACGATATACGTATAGCTGGCTTTAATGTTCAAAAAGCTGTAAAAGGTAAAGATTCAGTAAAGCACGGTCTTAGAAAGCTGCGCGATTATGAATTAATAGTAGACCCTAAAAGTATGAATATTAAGAAGGAATTATATTGCTACGTATGGGCCGACAACAAAAGCGAAACACCTGTAAAAGGAAACGACCACACTATAGACCCAATTAGATACGCCTTGCAAGTCCTGGACAGGCGAAAGGGATTCTTTGTTATTTAGTTTAGTAGTCTTATTCGTTATTTATAATGATTCTAAATTAGACTATAAGGATATTTTGTATTGCATTTTGTTGTACATTTGATTAATTATTAATTAACAAAAAACAATATGAAACGGCTTTTTTGCTGTTTTATATTTGATGTTAGGCTTAGTATGGATTATTAAAAAAACTGAATTATGAGTAAAAGACTTCGAATATTAAAAAACTCTTTGATTAAAAAAGAGCAACAATTTAACGACAAACTGCAAAACCATTTTAATACGGTTAAGCAAGCTAACGGACAACCTTTGAACGACAAAAGAAACGGACAAGCAACCTTGAATAAATGGGATAGGCAAAACGAATCTTTGCGGAACTTAAAAGATAGTATTCAAAAAACAAAAGATGCTATTGAAAGAGAAGAAGGTAAAATAATGGACCTTGAACAAACGAATAAAATTATACCTACTGAAATATTGGAATTGGTTGAGAAAGGCGAATTGGTGCAATGGCGTAAACACCCAAATACTTTCTTTGTACCTGATGTAGATAAGGCTCGAATTGTTTGGGATAACAAACGTAAAGTGGTTGCTCATAGATACGCTCACTTAATTACTGAACAGGAACAAAGGACTAAATTTGTTCGCTTGTATAATGGACTCAACTCTGTCTTAAATGGCAGGTAACGTGCCGCAGCTAAGCGGTCTTTTTAATGCCGCTTAGGTGCTGTTGTGCAATCGTAGCGGTTTATTTAGTACAAACTTTAATTGAAAACGAAATGGAAGCAAAAAATTATAGAGTAGGAAATATTGTTGAACAACCGAGCCGAATAGGAAAAATATTAGAGGTTTGGCAGGATGCTGTAAGACTTGAAGGTTATAATAATGGTTATGACTATAATCACACTAATCCAATTCATTTAAGTGAGAAATGGCTAAATGATTTTGGGTTTAAAAAGGAAGTGTTGAGTGATGATAGTGCGTACTATTACACACTTGAGTTAAATGATAATAAATATTGCGACTTATCAATTAGTAGTGGCGATAAAAACGGATTTATCGAGGTAACTTTATTTCCTTACGAAGAATGGTTTAGGTATAAATATGTCCACGAATTGCAGAATCTATTTTTTGCGATTACTGGCAAAGAACTTGAATTGAAAGAACTTGTGTAGCTATGTTACACAACGCTAAATGTATGAGCCGTATCCCGTAGGGTATGGCTTTATACATGGTGTTATCTATTGCGTATTTAGAAAAATATTTAATTTATTTCTACTTTTTATTTGCGAAT